AAGTGCGTGTACAATGCCACAACCGGTAAGTACGGAGGGGAATTCTTTAAGTACAGGCCCACCGAGCCTATAGCGATTCCAGAGGAAGAGCTGGAGGCTCAGGAGGTTCTTGACGACGGCTTCGTCACACCTCCCCCTGCGCCCGAGCTCACTGCTTGCCCGGGAGCTCCGGCGCGCCCCGGATTCGGCTTGTCCGACGCTCAGACCATGGATGAGATCATGTCCGACATGATGGCATCCCTGGATGATTAAAGGCATCTAATAAATTCCAGAGACCAAGCACCTAAGTAGGCATCTATAACGAAACCAAATTAAATAAAGTAAAAAACTAGTCAAATTTTTCAAAAACGTGGAGGTATATACTTCGTTTTATTTGGAATGTCTACGAAGCGCAAAGGGAATCCGTCGCTCAGCGGCTATGGCCCATACGCCACCGCTCTGAAGAGAGTGAAGAAGTCAGCGACAGCTACGGCTCCTTATTCGAAGAGCAGAGCTGGGAGGAATCAGATGATGAGACCTAACGCAGTGGGCTCTCGTGGATTCCTAGGTGCTGCAGGTGATGCCAAGTACATTGACATCGCCAATGCCACCTATGCCCTGGACACAACCGGCACCATCAACCACTTTTCCATTGTCCCTCAAGGCACCACTGTCAATTCCCGTGATGGCAAAGCCTTCCGCCCCACATCGTTCGAATGCAAAGGAGTTGCGTTCAACGGTGCCAGCGCCAGCTACAACAAGATCCGCTGTCTGCTTGTTTGGGACTACAGTCCCAACAAGGCACTGGCAGCGATCACTGACATCCTGGACACTTCAAGCTCTTTCTCTCTGAAGAAGAGGGAGAATGCTTCCAGGTTTAAGATCATCAGGGATTGGTCAATGGATCTCACTGGCAACAACGCCGCCGGTGCTGCTAGTGAGACCTATTCGGAAACTTTCGACCAGTACGTCAAGTTCCCTCCTGATCTCGTTGCTACCTGCACTGCTGCTGATACCACCGGTGTCATTGGCAACCGTGTGAATGGCGCTTTGCTCTTTGTCACTCTTGGCAACAACGCTGCGGGCACATCTGCTGCCAGCCTTATCCTCACTGGAAGGGTCAATTTTGCTGACGTTTAAAAAACGAAGAAACTGAGTTTTTATGCCTCTGGCTTTTCTCAGATACCAATGTACAGTAAAAAATAATCAAAATTTTCAAATGCCTCCTACTAATGTATCTCGTGAACAACGCCAGGCCTGGGACTGGGCCTACACTGCTCCCATCTTATATGAAGGATCCCTTTGGTTTCCCCATGACCGTGGCACCCTGCTCACCCCCAGTTACATGCACGAAAACGGCACAGACATGGCAACCGCTGATTACCTTTTCCCATGGTTCCACCTTTTTACCATACAAAAGAAAAGAAAAGACCAGTACCGCAAAGACTGGCTTCACCCTGAAGACCAGCTGTGGCAACTGGACGCTACCACGAACAAGTGGGTTATCAATCAAGAAGTGGCTCGCAGAAAGAAGAGGCCTTATAACTCCTTTACCCTCGAATAAATAGACCCGATAGAGAAATCCGTCAGGCGCCTTGGCATCTGACCTATTATTACTCTCTATCGGGTCGTGCCTACCGAGATGCCGAAGGCTCTCGGGAGGCACCCATTTTTTCACACCGTAAAAAATGAAAAAAAAAATTAAAATTTTAAAAACCAAATACATTTTCCACCAGGTAAAAAAAAAGTATATTAAATTTGGCGCGCGCGACAAAATTAATATACCAAAAAAAAAAAAAAAAAGCGAATTTTTCAACATCCCGCTCAAATAAGAAAAAAATACATGGCATCGCGACAAAATTAATATATCAAACCAAATAAAAAAATAAAAAAAAAAGACATATTTTCCAAAACCAACCATGACTGACGGAACCACTTTTAATCCCAGAGCTTATTATAAGTTTTGGGTCATGACCATCAACAACTACACCGACGAACACGAAGCCGCATTCGCTAAGTTCGGCACCGAGAAGTGCATCTATGCAGTGGCAGGACGTGAAGTTGGCGAAGACAAGAAGACACCTCATCTTCAATGTTTCATGGGCCTCAAGGAGAAAAGCCGTCGTTCTACTCTCTCCAAAGTCTTTCCTACCGCATGGCTGTCGCCCGCAACTGGAACGGCGATCACCGCAGCCAACTATTGCATGAAGGATGGATCTTTCGCAGAGTTCGGCAACCTTTCCGCGCTGAGTGTGATCAAGGGCAGGAACACGAGGATGAAGTCTGACTACAACCTGATCTACGAGAAAGCCGTGAAGCGGAAGTTCGAGGAGATCGACAGGGGTATTATGATTCGCCATTATTCTACCCTTAAGAGGATCGCTCAGGACCATCAGGAGAAAGCCAAGGACGCCCCGTTCTTGACTGGCTACTGGTTTCACGGTCCCCCCCGGACCGGGAAGTCCGCCTCCGCCCGCCAGGAGAACCCTGTGTACTTCGACAAGATGTGCAACAAGTGGTGGGATGGCTACCAGGGCGAGGAAGTTGTTCTCATTGACGACTTTGATAAGAACCACAAGGTTCTCGGTCACCACATGAAGAGATGGATGGATCGCTACTCCTTTGGCGCCGAGCAGAAGGGTACGTCCACCCAGATCCGCCCCCTGCGCATCATTGTGACGTCGAACTATACTCCGGAGGAGATATGGGAAGACGACCTCACGTTGGCGACTGCCATTCGTGAAAGATGCATTTTCAGGCACTTCCCGAAGTGCGTGTACAATGCCACAACCGGTAAGTACGGAGGGGAATTCTTTAAGTACAGGCCCACCGAGCCTATAGCGATTCCAGAGGAAGAGCTGGAGGCTCAGGAGGTTCTTGACGACGGCT